TCTTTAAGCACACCATTCATGCGTGAAAAGATTTGAATATCTAACAAGTCTTCAATGATAGAACGTCTATCGCTTGCAGATAACTGCATGAATGGAGTAAATGATGCTGAACCTAAAACAACAATTTGAGTAAATGATTTGTAATTGAGTTTGAGAATGAATTTCTCTAGATGTTCTTGATAGTCTTTGACTGCGGCATCTTGATTGACTAAGTGTCCGTTGCAGTAAATTTCAAAGATATTCGGTTTGATGCCACGTACAATCTTGTATGATTTGTTGCCAGTATCAAATTCAATTTCAACAACTGAATCTTTTCCATTGATAGTATTTACAAGTTGTCCTTTGTTGATACTACGAAATGGTTTGCCAAATAGTACAAACGTCAATGCATCAAGCATAGTTGATTTGCCTGAACCATTAGAACCAACAATCAATGTAGTATTGTCGTTATCTAACTTAAGTTCAGTAAAAAAGTTGCCAGTGCTTAGGAAGTTCTTCCAGCGTAAATTACGAAAAATTATCATATATTATTTAAATCCTGGTCCAGTAATCCAAATCACTAATGACTTTCTAATTCCTTTAGTTACTGGTTTGACCCTATGAACAATGAATGATGGGAATATAAGTATTTGACCTCTTTTTAATGGAACATTTGATTCTTTAGCCAAAAATGTTTGAAAATCTCCACCCTCAAAATCTACTTCTGGAGTATTTAAAAGCATACTCATTGATAATTTTCTAGTTGAATACACATCTTCGGAAAGTTCATTGAAACCTAAATCCGTGTGCCAATTATATCGGCCTGATTCTTTAGCATCATATTCCGCATATTGAAAATGGTCATATCCATTTATATCAAAATTAAAAAACATTGAATTCACATATTCAAATACGCTATTAAATTTTTCAAATACGAATTTAAGTTTTGGATCATTTGCAGAGTGATAGCCCACATTTGACACACGAAACTTTTCTTCATCTTTTTCGTTGTGTCCATTGCCTCCAGGTGAGCCACCCGCAATTAAGGGTAATGATTTACAATAATTTTCAATAGTTGTCAATTCAGATGGACTGAACGCTGGATCTAAAATCATCAATGATCTCAAAAATTTTCGAGATTGTGTATTATTACTGATACCTTTATATGTACTCATTCTATATTCTCCGTCGATAGTGCCTCAACATAAAGTTCACGCATTAATGTTTTAAGTTTATTTGGATCATTGATATTCAAACTTTGTCCATCAATAAATTTAGATAGAATTGACATAGTGTCTTCTGCTTGATTAACAATGTCTTCATCTTCTTCTGTCTCACTAAATTCTGTAAAGTCTTCGACAATCGTAACATCGACTGGACTTACTTTATATATTTCATCAACTAACTTTTCAAATAAGTATGGGTCTTGTTTATTGACAACAACAACTTTCACATAAGCATTTGCATACTTAGAAAATTCCATTGTCTTCAAGTCTTCAATTTTTATACTGTTATCATCATAGTGTATCTTATGAAACATCTTATTAGGATTGTTTACATATTCAACGTTCATCTTATCCGTATCTAAGATAGCAAATTTCTTCTGGTCTTGATAGTCTGACCAAAAGAGTTCATACGGAGTTCCCACATACGTAATACTATCATGTTCCGAGAACGTATGATAATGTCCGCTGAACACTCTATTATAGTTGCTTAGAAACTTATAGTCAATCCCATCATGGCTATCTACACCTCTCGACAATGGAAAGCCAGAAAGTTCAAAATGCCCCATGCACAATGGAGATGTACTGTTCTTAATGAAGTCAAACGTTTCTGCTTCATTGCTTTTACAAATCCATGGTATCATATCAATTTTAATTCCATCGACTTCTAACGTGCCATGGGTTTGCCACAAACGAACATTGTGATAATCACGCAATAGCAAGTCTGGCGAATTGACTTCAAGACTTTCTTTCCAAAAGATATCGTGATTGCCAATCAATGCATGAAGTGTGATACCATCTTCGACACATCTGTCAAAGAAGTATCTACGACTTTCCATTAGTGAATGAAAGTTGATGTACTTACGCCTATCAAATAAATCACCGAGTTGAATGATGGTACGAATTCCTCTTTCCGCTAATTCAGGAAAGAATGTTTCATCATAAAATTTTTCATAGTAAGCATGAAACGCTTTGGAGTCATTTCTAACACCAAAATGCGTATCACCTAATAGACATATTCTCATACTTTCTTCGCCCTTGATTGTTCGTTGTTGCGCCTAAAGACTTATTGATTATATCACGAATCGCTGTCAAATGCAAGACTGCGGTTGCTCTTAAGTCTTGCGGCGAACGTTTATTTTCAACAATCTTTAACCAATTTTCAAGTTGGGCTGGAATGGGAGTTTGCATCATTGATCTCCAAAAATTCATCAAACACGGTATTGCCAGTAGACTTTTTCTTTCTAGGCTTTGCACTGGCAATCTTCTTTTCTTTGTTTGTTTCAAATGCATTAATGAAATCACTAATGAATTCTTCACTATATGAATCATGCATCACTCCGTTGAGACTTGAAGAAACATATTCTTCACCATTATTCTCAATGAGAGATGTGATGATTAGATTGTCCATGCTCTTGTACTTGATGTACAAATGTTTTTTCTCTTTTTGAATTCTTCGCAAGAATGCATAGTAAATGATTTGGGTAAAGTATGCAAATGGATTTTTAGACTTTTCAGGGTCAAAGTTATCAATGTATAGTAGACAATTTTCAATACCATCAGAGACCATGTCTTCTTTGAATGTGTAGTTTGCAAAGTTTGGTTTACGTGCCAAGTGCGTTGCAATCTTAAATAAGCATTCACCGATGTACTCTGGCACTCTAGGGCGTTCGCCATTTGATTCTTTTGCTTCTTTAACAGCCGCACGAAAGACAACCATCTTTTCTAAAAAATGTTCATTGTTTACGTAGTGTTTTACTTTTGTTGCTGGTATGGCAGTAGTGTTCATAATTTACCTCAATTTGTTGACAATCACTTGACAATAGTGTATTATTACTGTGTCCCCTTTGATAAAGACTTAGTTAATGTATAGTCTGTGTGTTAGCAGATACAATAGCTAATGATCTCATCCTCTCTATCTCTTCCCTTACCTTCTCTTCAGAATCAAACTCTTCGTTAAGAGTATCAAACGCTTTGTTCCTGTTCTGCAGGACAATGTTTTCTTCTTGTTCTCCATCCTCAAATTGATTGTACAATTCGGTATAGACTTCCAATACATCATCCGTTGCTTCCGACACCGAAACAATGCTTTGTTTAAATATTCTAGATGGTATAGTAAAATTAATCAATGGATCCCATTTCATCATAGACATATGAAATGTGTTCTCTTCTAATACTTTCGGAACAATAACAACTCTCATTGGTCTGTGAATCTCAATGAAACCTTTGCTCTCTTCAACGATGTTACCTATAACAGTATCACCGCTTGTTAGTTTAATTATTTTGCAAAGCATTATTCTTCCTTTAAATTTAATGTGTAGATTTTATATTCAAACTTTTCATCGTTGTAAATTTTTATTCGTTCAATAAAATGTTCTAATGTAAAATTCTTTCTACTCTTGTAAGTCATGTCATCGGATATGTCATATAGAATAGCTTCTTTCTTATTATCTCCCAAACGCAATCCTCGACCAATAGACTGTAGTGTTCTAATCTTACTCTTGCTTGGTGAAGCAAAAATAACATTGTGTAGATTACGAATGTTAATACCAGTAGAGAATGTTCCATACGATGCTACGATGATTGCATTTTCTTCTTCTTCAGTAATTCTACGAACTTCTTCTCGCTCATCTACTCCAACAGCACCATGAATAAAGAATACAGGTCTATTTTCTTCTACTGCGTCCTTAATCATATTATACAGTATTCTGCCGTGCTTGTCAACAAATTGATACAGCAGAAGAGTGTTACCTTCTAAACTCATAGTTAGATTTCTAATGAATCTATTACGTGACGGCTTACTTATAATATAATTTATTTCATCTTGATACTTAAAATTCTTACCTAGCTTGCATGATTCTTCGTTATGCTTAAGCACCAATGCTTTAATTCTAAACTTTGCTAATCGTCCGGAGTCAATCAATTCTTTTGTTGTCGTAATCTGTTTGACTTTACCGAACAAACCTTCTAAGACTAATCTGTGTGTCTGAGTACCATCTAGCGTACCTGTCAGACCAAATCTATACTTGCACTCTGTTAGTTTTGTTAGAATTGATATCAACGACTTTGCTTTAAACAAGTGCGCTTCATCTCCAACAACTAATTCAAATTCTTCAAACCATTCTTTTGGCATCTTGTAAATTGACTGCCATGTAGATATGACAATGGGGCAATCAGTTTGTTTGCTTGCACCTGACATAATCTGGTGTATGTATTTATCACTCTCAAATCCATAGTCGGCAAAGTCTTTGTATAACTGTGCAACAAGTGATATAGTAGGAACAATGATAAGAGTTTTACAATTTAAATATCTCGCAATGAGATATATGATGAGCGACTTGCCTGATGCTGTCGGTGATACCAATAGATTTCTTCTACTGCGTACTGCATGAATGAATGCATCTATCTGATAGTCTCTGACTTCAAATGGTACACCTAGCGTATCAATAAAGTCTTTTGCTTCTGCTACAGAAAATTCATCATACGTTTCTACTGATTCATCAAACTCAATTGTGTAGTCACGTTCTTTAGCAAATTTCTCTAAGTACGGAATCAAACCATAATAGATTTGTCTGTTCTGAGAATTGAATAGGCGTATCTTTCCATCCCATACTTTATTTCTAAAAGCAGGCATGAATTTGTAACCGGGAACGTAGAACGTGAAGTATTCATTTAACTCCATTGCATCGGAGTTCTCACACTTGATGTGTGCGTAGACTTCATCTACTTTTGAGATATAGAGTTTATTGTACACCTTGCGTAAACTTCTTCCATTCTATAGCGTTCTTAATCTGAAAGTTGCGTTGGTTGACGTTCTTAAGAACTTCTTCCAGAAACGCTAACTTTTCTTTTTGATTGATTATGCGAACATTGTTGTGTATAATATCTTTATCAGAATCAAGGTACATATCAACTTCATTCTTCATCAAACGTTTAACGAAAGGCTCCCAATTGAGTTCGTCAAGTTCTTCCTGTGAAAGTTTTCCATTGTAATACTCATACTTCTTCAAAGATAAATCTTTGCTTTGAAACTCAAGTGCTTTGAGTTTGCGTCTTTCGTCAAAATAAATTTTGAGATATTTGCTGTGTAGTTCTGGTATTTTTAATGATGCGATACCTAACTCTGTGGAGTCAACTGTAGCGTCCAGTCTCCACTCTTCCATCATTTGATCTAATGTCATATTCAATCCTCATATCAATATTTGTATTCATCATAATAACACATTCAAAGGCAAATGTCAAATGTCTATTTTATAATATGTATATGCAAAAGTTACAGATGAAGTTAAAAACTCTTGACTACCAGTACTGTTGAATGGTAGTTCACCCAGTTCAACTGGATAAACATCTTTAAATGCAATTTTAACATTTGCATTATTTGCGTTTGTTTTTACAAATAAACTTGCATCGGATGTAACACTATTGAGTATATCATCTTCATCGGACAATCTTCCTCGCTTATCATATGATTCTGGATTACCTAACTGCCACATCCAATCATATAATTCATACCACGCTTGCATATCTTCATCAACCATGAATGTTAATGATAAAGTACCAAACGTTAATTGTGTTCCGGGAATGCTTAATGCAACAAATGGTGTGTTTACAGTAGATGAACCCAAAGTCAACGTAGGTAAATTTACAGATTGTACTAAGTAAGTAAAATTGGGAATTCTTCTAAGAACAAATTCAAATTTGTTGTTAGATAAAAAACTTCTATTTGCTGGTGTTGTTGTTAAGGTGGCCATATTATCTCCTCTTGTCTTCTATTTATGCAGACAAAAAAAGAGGACCCTAAGGTCCTCTTTTGAATACCGATGTGTCTCGGCTTAATCAATTACATCAAGTTAGTAATTGAAATTCTACGATAGTAGACGTTCTTGTTAGCAAATGATAATGTACCATCAGCGGCTGATGTTGCGAATGGGTTTGCGACCATGCCGTAACGAGTCTTGAATCCAATTTTTGGTTGGAAAGAATCTTGACCAACTGCACGAACCATTTGTAATGGAACGTATGGACAGTAGAACAAACCAGCGTCAAAAGCTGAAGTGCCTTTGTAGCCGATTGTTGCATAGTGTGTACCAGTTGTTGCGGCAA